TATGAATTAATCCTAAGCCATAAAATCCTAGTCCTGGCAGAAATTTGAAGTGGACAAAATATTGGATTTTATTTTTCTTTGGATCATTGGGCGCAAAGTTTCGTCTAATAGACAAAACTTTCCTACTACCTTCTTCGATTGTAACGACGTAAGGTAATTTTATTCCCGTTGGTTCTCCGTCGGGACCAACGTCTTCGAATCCTTCTAAGTCTAGATTAACGTGGCATTCTAGAATTGTATATAAAGGATCTACTCTTTGGGATTTTGTAACACCTTCTAACTCTCTTTCTTTTTCATCAAGTTCGTTAGTTACTGTGCCTGTAGGTTTTGTCAACTCGATGTCAGAATAGAATCCAGATACCATCTGTTTTCTTAATTCGTTTTCTGACATCTTGACAACGTGAATGACCGATTCTGCATCGTCTAATGAGGTAGCCGTATACGGAACAACAAGGTCATCTGCTGGAACAAACTTAGAAACTGCTCGTCCCAATAAATCGTCGTAATAAACTTTTTTAAATGTAGAACCTGATAGTGGTAGGTAAAATAACATTTGATCAAAATCAGATTCATATTCTGTCATCTTATCCATAATCTGATAGTTCATAAAATTTTTAACTCTTTGTGCTTGCATTTCTTTTTGTGGATCTGATTTACCCATGACCATTGTTCTAACGGGTCCATCTGCAGGCAATAATTCTTTGTAAGCTAATGCTTGAAATTGTGTAACAGCTTCAGCTAGCACAGGGTGAGTTGCACCTGATGCTCCTTGAAAAGGTTCTGTTCTGTTTGTGTATTTAAATCCTAATAAATCTAGTCCAGTAATATATGCTCGCTCCCAATCCTTACGAGACATTTTATATTCCATGTAATCGTTTTGTAATTGATTACCAATTAGGTCTGTGTCTTCTTCTGGAAGTAATTCGTTTAAGTTTGCAAAAGGATCGCCGCCATCTGGCATTTGCATTGCACGAGGGTCAAAATCAATTGTAGCCCCTTCATCATCTTCTGTAACTTCGATTGGTCCTTTTTCGGTTTCTAAAATCTCCTCAACGTCAACCTCTTCTGCAACTTCTTCAGGTCTTTTAACGTTTGGGAGAGACTTATCTATATCTGCCATATATTTTCTCCTAGACTTTCTTAACTTGTTTTGGTGGTAATTTCAACCCCTGTGATAGCGGTCCTTTTTTAGGTGGTACTGCCCACCATTTAAAACCAGGATTAGCTTGTAATTTTTTTGCTAAACTAGGTTTCTTGTTTGTTGGTTTATTTTTTATTGACATTTAAACTAGCTATGCCTCCTTCCATAAATTTACTTCCATATATACTTCTATTATCTCCTTGTGAAGCTAAACCCATTCTAACTTTAGTTCCTTCACCTGATTGTAGTTTTCCACCAAATGTTGCAGGAACTATTCCTTGATTTCTATAAATTTGTAAAACTTCTTCATCTGATGGATTATATGCTTTATCATAAGGTGTGTAACCAGGTATACTAAAATCTAAATTCATTCTACCTTTTTCAGTCATAGGTCCTCTACCCATATTTTTAGGTCTTGGTGCTTTATTAACCATACGTTGAGGGCCACCAAATATTGGACTAGATGCAAAATCATAATTTTCATCTTGTTTTATTTGTCTTTGTCCTGGTAGTCTAAATTTATCTTCAGAAATTGCTGAAGTATATTCTCCGGTTTTAGCTAGTCTTGAATCTTGATATTCATTCATAGCTGCTTCGTTTTCTAAACCTCTTCCGGTTATTCCTTCCTCAAAAATGTATGGCTGCATTCTCGTCAATCTTCCAAACATTCCTGCATAGGCTTTGTTCATGTCCTCCTTTGATACCATTGGACTTCCATCTATATTACCGTAGCCACTGTCATCTAAAAGTTGTGTGGCTGCCATTCCTTCTATTCTTTGTCCTTCTTTAACAAAATTTTCCATTTTCATCATCTCTAAAGCATATTCTTTTTGATCACCAGTAAGTTGTCCTGATTGTAATAAATTTTTTTGTTTTGCAAATTCTTCACTGTAAGGCAAAAAAGATTTAGTTAACCAGTTACCAGCTAATGCTTCATCTAAAGGTTTATTAAGTCTTAGTACATCATCTGTAATAGATCCCGCTTCGTAAAGACCCATAAGCCCTAAAGCTCCTGGTCCAACTAAATTTGATAATCTAATTAATTCTTTTGGATTTAACATGCTAAGAGCTATCTTACCCCCGGTACTAATTAATCTTCTTGCAATACTTTTTTGAGCCGGTGTTGCACCTTCTTCAAATAATGCTTTTTGTGCAACTTTTTTACCTTCGTTGATACAAAACTCAGGACTTAAACCTTCGGCCAAACCAGCTCGTCCTCCATAAGAAAGCAATCCTTTACATTTCTTGTTTGCTGTTCCTGCTAGTTTTAAAAGATCTGTGTTAATTTTTTCAATATTATAATCTTTTGGTTTTTTAACACCTATTTCAAGTAATCTTTTTTTTAACTCGCCTGATTTTTGCATGGGGTTAACTTTATCAGCTATTACATTTTGTTTTTTTAAATTCTCTATAATTTCTTTTTTAAAATCACTTTCACCAATAATACTTGTTCCAAAATCTTTTATTCTTTTACCTTTAACTTTTCCAATGTTAATTCCAAGATCATCTGCTAATTTTTCTACGTTTTGAATAAATTTTGCATCACCTGATTCTAACGCTGATCTGTACTGTGTTCCAATTACTTTAAATAAACCTCTATTTAAATTTTCAGATACTGGAGTTATGTGTAAAAATTTTTCTCCTTTTTTACCTAAACCTTCTATTGTTTTAAAATCTAAAGGATGCTCTAAATCTAATTTTATTGTAGGATGTTTTTTTTGAATTTCTTTTACTGTGCCATAATAATCAATTAATTTGCTAGTTGCTTGCTTATATTTTTTCATATTAGGATTTGTTCCTTCTTTACCATAAGTTTCACGAACTAATTTAAATATAGATCTGGTTTCGGGACCTTGAAATCCGTCTATATCTGCAAAAACATTTAAAATATTTTTTAATTGTTTTTCATCTCTAGGTAAAAAAACAGAAAATTTTTTTAAACCTTGATTAACTCTGTTTCTTTCTTCGTATATATTTGAATATAATTTAATTAATTCTTTTTCAAATTTTTCTGCTGAAAGATTTGTAGCTTTTTTTATTTCATTAGCAGTTTTATATTTTCCTGACATGGCTAAATCTAAAATTTTTTCTTGGTCAGAAACTAACGTTTTTGCTTTTCTTAAAAAACCTGCTGCTCTAGTATCTTGATATTCTTGTTTACCCATAAGATCTAAAATAGGTTTATTTCTATATTTTTCATTTTCTAAAGCTCTTCTAATTATAGCAGAAGATTTTTTATCTGGACTTAAAGTTCCTTCTTTTAGATTTAAATCTTTTACATTTTTAGCAATTTCAGGAATTGAAACATATTTTTTATTTTTAAGTTTTTTGTTTACAAAATTTAAAACATTTTCTTGAATTTTATTAATTTCTTTTGTTCTAATTTTTTGTTTTGATTTTACATATTTTTTTAATTTACGATCATACTTCATTCCTTCAGGAGCATTTTCTGAAAGTTGACGACTTCTTTCTAAAGCAGCCTCATAAGCAGGGTTTCCTGGTTTATAACTTTTACCATAATACTCAACTCCATGTTCTACAATTCCACCAGGTTTACCTATTACTCCACCTTCTGCTCTGTTCTCTCTTGAAAACTCTTCAAAGAATTTTTTAAAAGGAATTGTTCCACCAGATTTTAAGTAGTTGTCGTAATGAGCTAAAGCTTCATCTAAGAATCCTCCATCATTTAAACCTATCCGTGGTTCTTGGTCCATGTTCCGTGGTCCTTGAACCAGGGCTCTTGGATTGTAGTCATCTTCGTACATTTCTAGAATTTCTTCTATGTCCATTATTCCCCTAACATGGTTGTAAGACCGCCTGTAGCTTGTAGATTACGACGATCTTTAGTTAGTAAATTCTTTTGTATGTTTTCTAGTTCTAATAATCCTTGTTCTGTAATTTTAGGAGGAGAGGATGTTAGTTGTGGAGCAGCATTTTCTTTCATTTCTTTTGCCATATGTTCTGCAAAACTACGTGCTGTTTGTTCGTCTATACCACCATCTAACATTTGTTTTATTATTTTCTTTTTATAGGCTATGATATCGTCATCTACTTTTTTAATTTTTCTTGCACTTCCGATAAGATCTCCAACCATACTAGATCTATCGTTTTTTGTTTTACTTATCATATCTAAAATCATTTCATCGGCAGTTTCTCCAGTTGCTGGACTAATCTTACCTGTGTTCGCAGGGTTGTTTAATAATTTGTTAAACTGTTTAGGATTGTACAGCTGTAATAGTTCTGTCGGGCTTTTAGCGTTGGTGCTTCCCTTAGACATAAATTTTAACATCTCTCTAGCTAATCCTTTTCCTGCTGTTAATCCTCCACCTAAAAATAAACCAATACGACCACCTTCAGCGTTTTTACTTACATCTTCAACATCAAAGTCTTTTAGTTTTCTAAGGTTATTAGATTCCTCTATCATTTCTATTTTATTTTTGTAGTCTCGACCACTACCTAATCTAATTAGTTGTCCTTCAATACCCGCAGTGTCACCACTACCTACAACAAAGGCTTCTAATTCTTTTTTACTCATTTGAGGTAAAAAGTTTTGCATATACTCAACTAATCCTGCTTTGTCTTTTGATCTAAACATTTCTGCAACTTCTAACATTCCTCGGTGCATCTCAGGATCATTTTCAATTAAGTTTTTAAATTTTTCTTTACCAAATACTCTTTCTAAAAATCTAGTGGTTGTGCTGTTGATACCAAGTTTTGATAAAAGAAATTTACCACCACCACCTGCAAAACCAATACGGCCACCGTCTGCTTTACCAAACTCGGACATTGTATCTTCGAACACGGTTCCTTCTTGTACAACTTCATCTGGCACACCATCTTCTACGTCTTTCATTTTACCATCTTCATCAGGTCTTGCAGTATATTCATCGTACTCTTCTACTTTTGTAGATCCTTTTT